CTATTGACCATTTTCTGCCCGTATAATTTACGGCCTTCTTCATTAAAAGTGGTAATTACTGTGTAACGTTTCATATGGGTATTTAACCTTTGATCAATAACATAGCATATTATCCTGCTCAGTGTGCTCTGAATAGCAAACCAATCATGGAAGCATTTCTAAATAGCTGTCGAGGTGCCGGTATTACACCTGTTGAAAACAGCCTCGATTGTGATGCTGTTGTTATATGGAGTGTACTATGGAATGGCAGAATGAGCAAGAACAAACGGATATATGAACACTATCGGGCACTCAAAAAGCCGGTTGTGATTATTGATGCTGGTGCATTAGAACGTGAAGTTACTTGGAAAATTGCAGTTAACAACATCACCTCTGAAGGATACTATGGTCATACTGAAAACTTAGATTATGATCGACCTAACAAACTTGGTATTAGTTTACAGAACAACAAACTTAACGACAAAATATTAATTGCTGCCCAACACAACAAAAGTCTACAATGGGAGGGCATGCCCAGTCTGGAAGATTGGACTGTGGATCTAATACACAAAATAAGAAGATATAGTGATAGGCATATTGTTGTAAGATATCATCCACGTTGTCCATTTTTTATTCCAACTCAACGTTTTAAAATGTTGTTGATGAACAAAGTTATAGAAAACTGTACACTAGAAACACCAATGCAAATTGAAAGCACCTACGATGCATTCAACATTGATTATAACTATCATTGCGTAATAAATCATTGCAGTGGCCCTGGTATCAATGCAGTAATTGCTGGTTCTAATATAGTAGTAGATACCAAAAGTCTAGCCTACCCAATGAGTATTGCGTTAGAACAAATACAAAATCCTCCAACCAAAGACAGAAAACAATGGTTAGTAGAAATTTGCCATACAGAATATACAGTAGATGAGATAGCAGAAGGTCAATGGCTAAAAAGATTAAAAGACTCACTAGTGTAGCTGACACAATCGATTGTGCTTGCCTAATACATGACACTCTCTACGACTGGAGTTATGTTGATAAACTCTATCGCAGTTTAGAGCGTAATCTTACTCCAACAGTTAGAATGCATGTGTTTACTGAAAGCAACAGGTTTGTGCCAGCAAATTATATACGTCATGATTTAGAAGAATGGGAAGGTGTTAGAGGTCCTAAACGTAGTTGGTGGTATAAGATACAACTGTTCAACAGTAAACATTGGAATTCACAATGGTCACAGATGTTGTATTTTGATTTAGATTCTGTAATCACAGGCAATCTGGATTGGTTATGGAATGTTAATCGAGATAAATTTTGGGCCGCGAGAGACTTTCAATATCTAATGAAAAGCAGTAGATGGAAAATAAACAGCAGTGTAATGTGGTTTGATCCATACAAATACAATTATGTATACACAGACTTTGATTTAAAACAGATCGTAAACAACCCTCGATGTCCATGGCATGGTGATCAAGACTATATTTTCAGCAAGGTAAAAGACGACGTAAGTTACTACAGCTCTGAGCAAATAGTCAGTTATCGGTGGCAAGTCAAAGAAGGTGGAATGGATTTTAGATATAGAAAACCTTTAAGTCCAGGTGGAAGCAGTGTACTTGACCCTAAAACAAGTATTGTAATTTTTCATGGAAATCCAAAGCCACACGAGATACATGATAATTTAATTTTGGCACATTGGAGGTAAATAACTGTATAGTTTTATAAAACAAAGGAATATGAAAAATGGCAACAAGAAAATTCAAAGTTGAAGGTTGGAATCACGACGCTGGAACAACTGCAACTGTAACAATGGGAGGCACACAAGTTTTTAGTGGTGCAATTACCACCGCGGTTGTTAATCCATATGACGGTGTAAATGCACCAGCAGATGATGGCCCTCACTTTATATTGTCATGGGATTATACTAATTCAGATGACACAGCTGAACAAGAAGTTGCTTGTAGTATAGAAATCACTGCCGGAAGTGCATCTATTGGCACTGTGCTTGTGAGTTCTGGAGATACAAATTCTGCTACTTATCCAGCTGATGCACTCCCAGGTATAGTAGAAGTTGACAGTACATGGTACTATCTAGGAACTAATACTATTCCATATGGTGATGGTTCAGAATCTGCTATTCCAGAGAAAAAGAACATACTCATTGACGGTGCGGCTCCAGTATTGACTGCAACAACCGCAGAAGAAGGTGGACTTCCAACTGGTGGTGTAGATAATCCAACGTTTTCTAGTTGGACATTTTTACTAGAAAATGGATCTACAATAGCATGGACTCAACGCATTCCTGCTGAAATAGCTGAATATATACCTCCGGCACCGTAAATAAAATTTAAGCCTTGTGATACTTGCATAAATAAAAGTAACAAAAGAATTCGCAAGTTGGGATAAGGCGCCAACATGTTCGTTTAGTAAACTAAACGGTTTTTAATCAGATCGTCCACTTGTTGGGCGATTTTTTTTGACCAAAATAAACAAAAAGGTTGACATTAACACAAACCATGCTATTATAAAGCATAGTTAGAAAAAAGGAACAACAAATGACATAGCGATAGTAAACACCAAGGTATGTGATGGACAATGAAATAGAGAGAAGCATATCGAGATTTACAAGTTAGGTACAACTCAGGGAATCGTTGGTGTAGTATAGATAGTACCCAACTTAGTCAAAAGGGGCACAGCTCGGCTAAGTTGATGTATTGAGAAGCCCCTTTAATTTTTTATTTTACAGGAGCAAATATGTCAGACGAATCTACCATTAAAGAAATAGACTTTACACCAAGAAAGAGCAGAGATCCAGAGTTACAAGAAGCCTATGACGAGTACTTTGCAAAAGGTGGTAAAGTCACAGTATGTGTTGCTAATGCAAGAACAGAAGGTGCAGCAACAAATCCTTGGCAAAAAACTAAAAAGAAAAAGGAAGAAAAATAATGTTGTATTATGTGTTAGGTGAATGTGCTGACTCAGGTGAATTTGAAATTTGGGAAGGTTTGACTGCAAGTGAGTGCATTGCAGTAAGAAATGAGTACATCAAAAGAGGTCTTAAAACTAGATCAGGAAAAATGTCTGAATTTATTGCTAAAACAGGGTAGGTATCAATGTTCAAATGGATTAAACAACAGTGGCAAGAAATAGTCGACGCATACACCGAAGGCAGAGATGAAATGCAAAAAAAAGTTGCAGGTAAAGACTATAAACCATCAAAGAAAAAGAAAAAATAGGTTGACTTACAACTTATATGTGTTAAGCTGTTTATACAGTTAGAAAACAACATTGCATAGGAGAGCTAGAATGCAAATGAAAAAACAGGATTCCAAGACTATTAAATTTGAAACTGATCAGCAGGTTATGGACCGTATTGCTACTCGTTTCAGTATACTACACGATATGACCAAAGCAGTGATTGCTGGTGATGTAAGAGCTATGATTGTTACCGGACCTCCAGGAGTTGGTAAAAGTTTTGGCGTAGAAAAAGAACTAGACAAAAGTTCAATGCTGGATAGCATTGCAGGCAGACCTATCAAGTATGAGGTTGTAAAAGGTGCGATGACTGCACTAGGTTTGTATGCAAAACTATATGAACATGCAGATGCAAATCATGTGTTGGTATTTGATGATTGTGATAGTGTGCTTATGGACGAACTAAGTCTTAACATACTAAAGGCTGCACTTGATTCAGGAAAGAAACGTGTTCTACATTGGAATGCGGATAGTGCAAAACTTAGAAGTGAAGGTATTCCTAACAAGTTTGAATTCAAAGGTGGTGTAATTTTTATTACCAACGTAAAGTTTGAAAATGTTAGAAGTAAAAAACTACAAGATCATTTAGAAGCATTGCAATCCAGATGTCATTATTTAGATCTTACACTTGATACTATGAGAGACAAGTTCTTACGTATCAAACAGATATGTTCAACAGGCGAACTGTTTAAGGACTATGATATGTCACAAGATGCACAGGATCAGGTTATTAACTTCATGGACGAAGTTAAGGATAAATTAAGAGAAGTAAGTTTGAGAATGGCGTTGAAGATAGCAGATCTCACAAAGGTAAGTCCTAATTGGAAAGAACTTGCTGAAAACACTGTGATGAGGCGTAGATAGAATAGGTTGTCATATCAGATCTAGCTCCTGGACAACCTAAGAGCAGGCAGTTTACGGACTGCCTGCTTCCTTTATGGATAATTATTATTATGAAATGTTTAGTAGTTGGTGCAAGTATAAGTCAAGGTTATGGACTAGAACACGAAAGACTAGACCATAGACTATGGGTCAATCAGCTTGTTAAAAATATATCAGATGAAATATCAGTTATCACCAATGTAAGCAATGCTGGCGATGATAACTTTCAAATATTTAAAAAAGCCTGTACAGAGTTAAGCAAAAATATTTACAATACAGTAATAGTCTGTTGGCAAAATATTCCAAGGACAAATTATTTTTTTGGTTTAGAAACATACAACACAAGGTTTGCTATCATAGGATCACAAACGCCTTATGATATTAATTTAAACAACAATACAAAAATATCAAAATCTCAACTGTCTACCATGCGAAAAAATCTTATTGCATACTATAATCATCACTGGGATTTAGCCAATCTTGTATTCTATGTTAACACTTTGATACAAATAACTAAACACCAGAAAGCTGATATTAGATTTGTAAATTATAATTTGCCTTGGAATCACTATAAATTTTTTGATAGAATATCGTTTACAACTCCTAGCAGTCTTGATCCTTTTACACTTGAATTATTGCAAAGTGATCAACGTAATGATGGAGAATCATTGGAAATTTATGAAATGATACATGATTGTTATAACGAACTTGGAGGAATACAAGAAAATCATTGGTTAAACTTGTATGAACCTTTACGTAGTAAACAAGTTGATATTGTATTACCTGATGAACCACACCCTGGATACAAAAGTCAACAAATATTCACAGATCTTCTTACACAAAGATATTCAGAATCATTGACAACATTCAAAAATACTTTATAATAAGAGTATGAGAACTGCAACACTAATAATAAACGATGAAGTGAATCTTAAAATATCGGGCTTAGAACTTGATGTTCGAAAAAAACTTGTGAATACGTTCAAGTACGATGTGCCACATGCTCGATACTTGCCGGCAGTAAGATTAGGACGTTGGGACGGTAAGGTTGCATACTTTCAAATGGGTGGTAGTACCTACTTAAATCTATTGCCTGATATCATTCCTATACTAGAAGATTTTAACTACGATATTGATATACAAGATAACAGAGAATACCAAACAGTATTCCGTTTTGATTCGGTTGCAGAAGATACTTACAGTGACATTATGTGGCCGAAAAATCATCCTGCATCCGACACTCCTATTGTGCTAAGAGACTACCAAGTAGAGATAATAAACAGTTTCTTGCAAAATCCACAATGCATACAAGAAGTAGCCACTGGTGCTGGTAAAACAATCATGACTGCTAGTTTAAGTGAACGTGTAGAAAACTACGGACGTAGTATTGTAATAGTTCCTAACAAAAGTTTGGTTACACAAACAGAAGCAGACTATGCAAACATGCAACTTGATGTTGGTGTTTTCTATGGTGACAGAAAGGAATTTGGACACAAACATACTATATGCACATGGCAAAGTCTAAATGTGTTACTTAAAAATACCAAGAATCAACGTGTTGATATTACCATACATGAATTCTTAGAAGATGTAGTTTGTGTGATAGTTGACGAAGTACACATGGCCAAAGCAGATGCACTGAAAACACTGTTAACTGGTGTGATGGCACGTGTACCATTGCGTTGGGGTTTAACAGGAACAGTGCCAAAAGAGCCATATGAGTTTCAAGCACTTCATTGTAGTTTGGGTCCTGTTATAAATCAACTAGCCGCAAGCGAATTACAGGAAAAAGGTGTACTTGCTAATTGTCATGTGAATGTTGTACAGTTAGTTGATCATGCTGAATTCACAAACTATCAAAGCGAATTAAAGTATCTTTTTGAAGAAAAAGGTAGACTTGATACCATGGCAGGCTTGATTATTGAAGTAAATAAAACGGGTAACACACTGGTTCTAGTTGATAGAATCAGTGCTGGCAGAGAGCTACTGGACAGATTAGGCGATGAGGCAGTGTTTGTTAGTGGTGCAACCAAAGCAAAAGATAGACAGGAAGAATATGACGAGGTATCAACTGCTACAGGAAAAATTATTATCGCGACCTACGGGGTGGCGGCTGTGGGGATTAACATTCCTCGTATTTTTAATCTTGTGCTTATTGAGCCTGGTAAGTCTTTTGTTAGGGTTATCCAAAGTATTGGACGTGGAATACGAAAAGCAGAAGACAAAGACCATGTCCAAATCTGGGACATAACATCAACTTGCAGATTTGCAAAAAGACATCTAACCAAACGTAAAGCATTCTATAGAGAAGCGAACTATCCGTACAGTGTAGAAAAACTGGAGTGGAGCTAATGGGCGACGCATTTAAACATACGGAACAGTACTTAGGTGAAACAAATAACACAATGTTTTTGGAAATAGGCAGTGATAGACACGAAGGAAGTACAGAATACTTTTCACAATTAGCACAAAAGCATGGTGCTGAAATGCACACTGTAGATATTGTTGATGAACCAAAAAGACGTCTTCCAGATCTACCAGTAACATGGCATATTGGATGGGGCAGTGATTGGTGCGAAAATCAATTGCCAAAATTAGATAAAAAAATTAGTTGTCTATATCTAGACAATTTTGATTATATATGGGATATTAACCTTATATCAAATGAAGAGGATAGAGAACAAAGACGTTTCTATAGAGAAGAACTAGGTATACCAATGGCAAATCAAACCTGCCAGGTAGAACACATGAAACAAATGATTGCTATATTCCCTTATCTTACTGACGATGCAGTTGTTGTGTTTGATGATACTCATACCTTGAATGACTGCTGGGTAGGAAAATGTGGAGCAAATGTTATTTGGCTTTTAGCACAAGGGTTTGAAATAGTACGACAAGAATTTTTTGAATACGGCGTCATAATGAAAAGACATAAGATAAAATAATTGGAGACCTTATGAGAATACTCACACTAGAAAATACTGTGTTTGAACTAGATACATTGCCAGAAGAGATAGATGACTTACGTTTTGCTATTTTTGACAACAGTGATCCAACCAATCCAGATCACATTTATATTCCATTGATATTTTTAGAAACATTCAACTCGCCTGCATTGGTACTGCGTATTGGTGACACACAGATGAAAATGCCAATTGATTGGCAGGTGTTAATTGGTGAACCAGAAGTTGGTGATCTTGAAATGTTGCCGTTAACCAGCATAAATGATAGAGGGTTCAAAACTTTTCAATTCAACCCACATACCAGTTTTAAACCAACTTACATGGACATAGAAATAGTAGATGTTTACCAAGATGTAACATGGTATGTACCAAAACTAAAGAACGGACAAATGTTAGCAGTGCCGGTTGAAAACAAAAATGATCCAAGATGTGTTTATTTTGTTAAAGATATCAGTCGAAACTGTGAAATTGTGGACTACAACAAGGCGTGGTGATATGGAATTTTCTAAAGGCATATGGAATGTATTGACACAAAAAGTTGAAGATAGTATAATACTAGCAATAATATTTTTCGTTGGTCATGTGCTGATTGCAATGGCAGTTGTTAGTATAGTTACTGGAGCAAGTTTTTGGGAGGCTGGAGCAGTTGCACTAATTGAACCTGCAATTAACAGTGTCTGGTTTTTGTTACTACATAAGATATGGAAAAAATACGGTGAGCGAAAAACTTAACATAGCAAATGAGATGCGTTGTCTTGATAACAAGGATCGCAAGTTCTATGATAGTCTGTCAGACGAAGAACGAAAAAAGTTTTCTAACTTTCTCATGATACGTTGGGGATCAAGTGTACAAGGTCCCAGCGAACTACAAGAATACTATCTGATAGCCTGCAATCAGCGACTGAACAAACATTTTTTTGACATAAACCGACATCCTAAACTACAATGGTTGTGTGCTACAAGTATTTCACCAGGTATGGGATCGCACAGACATCAGTGGATACCACCGAAGAAAAAAGAAAAAGGCAACAACGAAGTTAAAAAAACATTAATGACACTGTTTCCTGCAATGAAAGCAGATGAAATAGAGTTGTTGAGTAAGTTAGTTACTACAAAAGAACTTAAGGAACACATGCGTGATAGCGGAAACGTATAAATGCAAATACTGTGAAAGAGAATTTAGGAAAGAAAGCACACTTGCAGTACATCTTTGCGAGCAAAAACGCAGATGGCAAGAAGAAAAAGAAGTTGGTGTACAGATTGGATTGCAAAGTTATTTGAAGTTTTACACCATGACGCAAGGCAGTGCAAAACTAAAAACCTACGCAGATTTTGCAACATCTCCTTACTATAAAGCATTTGTAAAATTTGGAAGACATTGTGTTGCAATCAACGCAATAAACGTACCCAAGTTTGTTGAATGGGTAATCAAGCAAAACAAAAAACTTGATCATTGGTGCAAAGAAGCAGTGTATGATGAATACCTTCATGAATATATTAGACGGGAAGCACTAACAGACGCACTTGAACGTGGTATCGAATATACTATGAAGTGGAGTGAACGTACAGGACATCCAGCACAGGATTTTTTACGTTATGGAAATGATAATGCAGTTGCATTTGCAATAAGTACTGGACGCATATCACCTTGGTTGGTATATAATTCAGAATCAGGACAAGCATACCTAGCAGATATGAATCCTGATCAAACAAAAATTGTATGGCCTTGGATTGATCCAGACTTCTGGCAAAAGAAGTTTCGTGATTATCCAGCAGATCAAGCATACTGCGAAGAAATACTTAAACAAGCAGGATGGTAAAGTGCCTTTTTATACAGAAAAAATAAGTTTTACATTACCCGCAAAGGAGAACAAAATGGGACTGACTCGACCAAAAATGCAACAAATGGAAAAAGTAAACAAGTCCAAAGATCCACAATTCTACATGTTGTTGATTAAAAGTGCAATACGCATTGGTGGATGCTATGCATTGTTTACTGGCGATTTAGTGATGGCCGCAATAGTATTTGCTATTGCTGAATTTGCAAACATAGGACACTATATTAGTAAATGAGTGCTGATGTTGACATAGACTTTGCTGATAGGCAACAGATTATCGATTTGATACAATGCACGCCTGCAAGAATGAATGCAGAAGGAAAAAAGCACAATAGCGGAGTGTATGTTACTCCTGTGCCGTTTGATGCAATAAACGGTTGTGCAAGCATAGATTATGAGTATGCAGAACAACGTGGATATTTCAAACTAGATTTACTGAATCAAAGTGTATACACATTAATACGTGACCAAGCACACTATGATGCTATGTTGGCCAAAGAAACAGACTGGACACGTCTACAAGACAAAAATTTTTGTGAACAGATAGTGCATATTGGAAACTATCATGACCTAATAGTTGCAATGCAACCAGACAACATACAACGAATGGCTGCATTTATCAGTATAATACGTCCAGGAAAATCACATCTACAACGTAAGAGTTGGCCTGATGTATTTGCAACTGTATGGGATGGAGATGATAGTGCTGGTTTTGTGTTTAAAAAATCACATGCAATCAGTTATGCACGTCTTGTTGCACTGCACATTAATCTACTCTGCGAACAAGAGTAATACTACGACGTTTGATTTTTTTCCGTGATAGTTCAGCTAGACTTGTGCTTGGCCCAAGTAAAATTTGTAAGTCTTTATTGATAAAAGTCTTTAGATATGGTTTAAATTTTTCCCAATCTTGTTTTAGAAATATATTGATTGGAATACTGCGGTTAGATTCCCACCACCATTGATTGGCAAGTTCAAGAAAATCACGTTTTATATCATCTTCGACAATGCCACCAAAATCGTATATTGTGGTTATTTGATCATCACGATTTTGGATCACACCAACATATTCATTTCCTGCATATGTACAGAAAGTGATAAATGGATATCGTTCTGCAATCTTTTCGAATAGCTCTACGCCCATAAATACCTTATAATTGGAGTTAATTTATGTATTCTACACCCGTATATTTATATCAGCAGAAGCAACAGGTGTTATTACCTGATACGAGTGGTGCATACTTTCAAAGGAGATGGCAACCAGTGTATGCAAAAAAATTGAAAGTAAATCGAGGCGTTGACAATGTAATATTATTTGAGTTTATTAATCAAGATCAAAAACCAGTGAATATCAGTGGTAGTACCATAACCTATAGAATGATGTCCACAGACGGAGAAGAACAATTAATAGCCAAAGATTTAGAAACATTGAGTGCAACATTTGGAAGAGCAAAGGTTACACTTACCAGTGAAGAACTTGACCTTATTGAAGAACAGACAGCAACCTGGAGTTTGGAACGTGCCAGTGGCAATCTCTATGAAGCAGTTTTTACTGATGCATACAGTTCAGGACGTGGTCAAGTTGAAATTGTAGATAGTGTATATCCTAATTTTGTCGAAAGCAAGTTACTGGAAATACCCAAACCAGATGACTATGGAATTAAAACTGAATCTGGAGATAGAAGATATACCAGTATGGCATATACTGCAAACAATACACTCACAACATTTCAGTTTGACTTTGACAACTTTTCAGGCAATGTTAAAGCACAAGGCAGCGATACACAAATAGGACCAGATTGGTATGATATAGGTAGTCAAACAGTCTACACCAATCAAACCAAGAGAGCATTTGTAAACGTTGAAGGAAGACACAACTGGGTGCGTTTTGAAATCAATCAATATGGTGTAGCTGCTACTGGCAGTGCTACTGTACAGAACGGTGCGGTAACTGAGATTAGTGCAACAGGCGGCAGTGAGTACTATGGTCCTGGAACACCAAATGTTGAAATTACAGGACTAGGCACAGGTGCAACTGCTACGGCAACAATCAGCGGAAATGTAGTGACTCAAATCACTGTAACCAATGGTGGACAAGGCTATGAAGCTACACCTACAGTTGAGATCAATAACGGTACTATTACCCAAATTTCCTACCGTTAATCAAAACACTTGCACAAAGCAATAGGTTATGTTATTATAACATAATGATTGATCTACTGAGTTACATTCCGCAAAAGCGAAAACACACAAGTTCTGGTTGGGTAAGTTTTAATGCACCATGTTGTGTGCATCAAGGAGAGTCTCAGGACAAACGTCTTCGTGGTGGAATCAAACAACAAGATGATGATTGGAGTTACCATTGCTTTAACTGTGGTTTTACTGCAAGTTTTGTTGCTGGACGTAGTGTGGGTTATAAAGCACGTAAACTTTTAGAATGGTTAGGTGTTGACCCAACTGACATTGAAAGACTCAACTTAGAAAGTTTAAAACGTAAAAGTTTATTGGATCTAACTGCTGAACGCAATACCATAAAACAAAAACAAATAGATTTTGAAGAAACAGAAATACCCGCTGGTGTTGAACGTATAGATGAAAACAATCGAGATCACTTTCATTATGTTGAGTACTTGAAGAAACGTGGTATAGTTTTTGGCTATCCATTCTTAGTAGACAAAAAACGTGGCCCGCGAGATAGAATAGTTGTACCTTATACATACAAGAACAGGATAGTTGGACACACAAGTAGATACTTAGACAATCGCACACCAAAATTTATAAACAGTCAACAACCTGGATATGTTTTTGGATATGATTTACAAAAATCTGAATGGACCAGTGCAATAGTTGTTGAAGGTATCTTTGATGCACTAAGTATATCTGGCTTGGCATGTATGCATGAAACCATAAGCAAAGATCAAGCACAGTTGTTGAAACAGTTACAACGTAGAATTATAGTAGTTCCTGATCAAGACCGTGCTGGGTTAAGTATAATTGATGCCGCTATAGAACACAAGTTTGAAGTCAGTATACCTGAATGGCCTGAAGATATAAAAGATGTGAACGATGCGGTCATATGTTTTGGTGTAGCAGAAACACTACGACAAATACATGCAAACGCAGAACGCAGTAAGATAAAAATAGAAATGGCACGTAAACGCCTGATGAGGACAGTATGACAGAATACACATATGATGTACAAAAGTTGTTTTTAGAAATGATGATGCATGATGCACAAAGTTTCTTGCGAGTACAAAACATATTCAATGCAGAAAACTTTGACAGAGACTTGCGTGAAACTGCAAAGTTTATCTATGATCATGCAAACGAACACAAGACACTTCCTGATAGGGCACAGATAAAAGCAGTTACAAACATTGAACTGTTGGAGATTCCAGATCTCAACAGTGGACACACTGATTGGTTTTTACAAGAGTTTGAAGCATTTACTAGACGCAGTGAACTAGAACGTGCAATACTTAAAAGTGCTGACCTGTTGGAGAAAGGTGAGTATTCACCAGTTGAGAAACTGATCAAAGATGCAGTACAGATTAGTTTGACAAAGGATTTGGGTACAGACTATTTTGAAGATCCACGTGCAAGACTTGCGGCACTTAAAGACAACAATGGTCAGAATTCAACTGGTTGGGCAAATCTAGACAAACTGTTGTATGGCGGATTCAACAGAGGTGAACTACAGATATTTGCAGGTGGGTCTGGATCAGGTAAAAGTTTGTTCATGCAAAACCTGGCAGTGAACTGGATGGAAGCAGGACTCAATGGAGTGTACATAACACTTGAATTAAGTGAAGGATTAACTGCTATGCGTATTGACAGTATGCTAACCAACACACCAAGCAAACAGTTGTTCAAGGATATTGAAACTGTTGAGATGAAAGTGAAAATGATGGGCAAGAAGTCAGGTGCGTTACAAATCAAGTACATGCCTGCACAAAGCAATGTCAATGACATAAGAGCATTTGTTAAAGAACTTAGTATTAAGCAAGGAAGAACTATTGACTTTATGTGTATTGACTATTTGGATTTGCTTATGCCAGTAAGTGCAAAAGTGTCGCCAAATGATTTGTTTGTTAAAGACAAGTATGTTTCAGAAGAATTGCGTAACTTGGCAAGAGAACTTAACATACTGTTTGTAACTGCATCACAGTTGAACAGAAGTGCAGTAGAAGAAATAGAATTTGATCATTCGCACATATCAGGTGGTATTAGTAAAATTAATACTGCTGACAATGTGTTTGGTATATTCACCAGTCGTGCTATGCGTGAACGTGGCAGATATCAGATACAGGCTATGAAGACTCGAAGTAGTTCAGGCGTTGGACAAAAAGTAGACTTGGAGTTTGATATTGAAAGTTTGCGTATACGTGACCTAGGCGATGATGAAGAGTATCAACAGTTTAAGAAACAGTCAAGTTCAATATATGATCAAATAAAATCAAAATCAATACAATCGGATCCTTCTGTAGATGCAACCGTAGAAGATGAACCAGGCAAAATAGTTGCTGATGTACAAAGCACAAAACTCAAACAGATGTTGGCTGGCATTAAGGCAAAAGGTTAGGCATACTGATCAATAGACATTGCTTTAACGTTTTTTCGTTTTACTTTTAAATAGTTACTGTTGTCTTTGGTCCACATCTGTCCCTCACCAACTACTACACTATCACGAGCATACTTTACAGGACGGTCAACAACCAAATCTACGTAGCGACCTTCGCCAACACCTAAGGTTATAAAGTGTATATAATTTTTACTATCACTTTTAAACACTCTGCTATTTGCAACTATACCAGCAAACTGAAACTTGTCTAAGAATAAATTTTGTAATCCCATGTTTGGCAAAAAGCCAGGGCTATTCCATGCTCCATGTTGTTTGAAACTTTCAACAGGATCTTCTGTGATCCAATTGTCGAATCCTAGTTCACGTAGATCCCAACCAGCACGTTTTGCTTCGTTACGATATACCCAACGTGCATAAGAACCTTGGCAGTGCATCAAACAAGCACGCCAAAACTCTTTTGGGTTGTATACCTTGTGATATGCTAGTGCCCATATAAGCCTGCCCAAGTTAACTGCATGTGCCCTACACAAACCAAACCCACTCAGCGACTGCATCTGTTCGTAGATGTCATGCTTGTCTGGATGGTCACCTAGTCGTGCCATAAACTGCATCATCTTTTCTTCATTCTTTTTTGCAAAAGCACGACGATACATATCTGCTTCGTATGGCGATATGCCAATCAGCTTCATTATTTTGTGTATAGCATCATCTTCATACACTATTGCATTCTTTTGTATGCCCTTTTCGCTCCAGTCACGAAACCAACTAGCCTTACGTCGACCTTCCATAGCAACAGGACGTACTAATGCACTTGCAAATACACAATCCTCAACACCTGTTGGTTGCAATGCACGAAACAGTCTTTTCATAGTTGGCGATTCTCCCTGTGTAACACCAAGCACGTCACCTCGGCACAGTAAATCGCTGACACGTTCGTCCTGCTTTGGATAAGCATCTAATCTTGTGTGTGGATCTATTTCCAACAGTTGTGATAAACCTCTATTGGCTAGTATGTCTACTTTTAAATGTTCTAAATCTTCTACTTCATTTTTGTCAAGTAGTATAAGATTGTCATCACGAAACAAGCTCTTGGGCAATGCTCTATCAAAAACTAGCACACCACCACAGTGTTTGCTGATACAACGTTTTTTACCCATGAGTTTGCGTTCAATTCGAGTTGCTTCTTGTTCATCTATGCCAAGTTTTTTGTATTCAAAGTCAGCAGGCAGTTTGCCTTTTGCACCTAGTCGCTTGGCAGCTTCTCGACGTGCTGACTTTTCTCTGTAGAGTACATAGTTTGATATTCTAGCACTCTGTGTTGGCCATCGATCAAATATTCTCTGCATGGCTAGTTCTTGTTTGTGGTGAGGTATATCTATGTCCACATCTGGTAAATCGTCTCTGTGTGGATTTAAAAATCTTGCCAATGGTATGTTCCATTCAATTGGATCGACATCTGTTATACCCATGAGATAGCAAACCAAACTGCTACCAGCACTGCCTCTGGTCATGTGCGGTATGTCTTTGTTGAGATCAAGTATGAGTCTTATTTTGAGAAAGTAATCTGTGAACCGTTGTTCAAGAATGATTTGAAATTCTTCTGCTAGTCTGTCTTGATATTGTTTGCCTTGTGGAGTTGGTCTTCTAAATTGTTCTAATAATGATTCGATCTGTTCTATTTCTGTTTTCATGTTTGCCTATATTTGCCTAAAGATGCCTTAATAGGTATATTTACTCAGAATTTTGTGCTACTATAAATATTTGCTACTATAATTAGAAAAAAGTAAAGGATAAAATGAAAAATTATTGTGCTGACTTACAAGGCGGCCTGTGGTTGCAATATAATACGTCAAAAAACCAATGGGAGGCACAACCCTGTTGTTTATATAAAGAACGTTATCCTGTACAACAAGATATAAACAAAGAGTATTGGTTGCATCCAGAAATTCAAAAACACAGACAAGAAAATTTAGACGGCAAAGATTTGCCTGACGCCTGTTTCGAATGTAAAAAAACAGAACAAGACGGCAACTATAGTAGACGTCAAAGCTGGAATGAAAGATTAGGAAATCAATGGAAAAATCCTGAATCAGTAATAGAAATTGATGTACAATGTGACTTCAGTTGCAACTTGGCTTGTAGCATATGCTCATCAAAATTTAGCACGACCTGGAGAAAATTTGACAAAGACTATAAATCATTGGAAAATAGAAATAAAATGACTGTTCGGGCAAAAAACGACAATGTTCTCGATATTATATCGACAATTCCAACAAACAACCTAAAACAAATACATTTCCAAGGCGGCGAACCTTTTTTGAGCAATACGCATGTGCAATTGCTTGAAAAACTCAGTGAAACAGTAGACTTTTCGGATGTAATATTATGGTACCATTCAAATGGCACAATTAAAGTATCTGACAAAGTTTTAAAATTGTGGGAAAATTTTAAAATGGTAGATATCTATTTTAGCATCGACGATATAGGTACTAGAATGGAATATCAACGTTGGCCTGTTAAATGGAAAAACCTTGCCGAAAATCTGTTATGGTATCAAAATAATATTCCGCACAATGCAATGATGAACATAGAAAGAACAGTTGGTGTTCTTTCAGCCTACTGGACAGATGAGCTCGACGCTTGGGCAGAACAACACTTACAAAAAACCATATATGGCGACAAAATTAGAATTAATTATCATACATGTTTTGGACCATACAGACTTGATGCTGTAACTTCAGAATATAAAGAAGATTTGTTAAAAAAATTACCAACTGACAGTTGGGCTTATAAAACTTTTAAAAATCTCGAAACTGATCAAGATTCACACATAAATGAAATGTTAACAACGTTAAACAAACAAGATCAATATAGGAATCTAAACTGGAGAACAGTTTACCCAGAATTCGATAAATGGTACAAAAGATACCTGTAGATGTTTATAGTAAATTACAATAAATACTACAAAGGAAACAAAAATGCAAAAAAAGACTCGTAGCATCTTTGAAGAATTAGACGGCATCTACACAGAACGCTATGCTCAAAAACAAGAGCGTGGATACATTGTAGATAGTCGTGCCAGCAATGTAATTGCCAGTGCGATCCGTTTAATGGAACAGATCGACGAGTTATATGATGAAGAGCAAAGTGAAAATCTACAACGCAAACTACTAAATGCTATTCGTTTGCGTGATCCAAGTAAGTTTGCAAGATCAGTGAAGAGAGCCGATGAGCGATAAATTAACAGAACAACAACTACAAGAAGAGCTTTTAGACGAAGTAGGTGATTTCTCTCGAGCAATCACTAAAAAAATTGGACAAGGCATTGGCGGAGTCAAAGGTGCAGGACAAAAAGTTGCAGGTGCAGTTACTAGGGGAGCTAAGTCTCTAGGGCAAGCATACACACAAGGTCGAGACAGTGCTCAGAAAGCAGTCGCTGGTAAAGATTATAAAGCACCTACCGCACAAGCAAAAGCACAAGCAAAAGGTCCAGGGTTTTTAAAAAGAGCCGCTGGTGCAGTGCAAACTGGAATCGGCAAAGCAGATGCACTGGCACAAAAAACACTAGACAAAGTTGACGATGTTACTGGTTATAATTGGCAAAGTGGTC